CTCGATCTCCAAAGTCATCGAGGATTGTTCAAATACACTCCAATGGTTATGTTTAATACAATACTTTAATAACCCCGAATAATTCTCATTTTGCTGATTTGAAGGATTTGATACCCTAGCGATATACGCCATCATCTTCTCAGCATCGGGTGTGATACTAACAAATTTAACGTTCATTTAAATCCCTTTGATAACTTATTGTCAATAATAGCAAGTTCTTCTTTAAGTACCCTTATTTGGCTTTTCATAGACTTCAATTCTTCATCTGTATAAAGATGTTCCTGAGCAACTAATCCCTCCAACAACTTAATTAATCGTTTTCCTCTACTTGCCATAATTAAATTAATTTGAATATATTATAGCATAAAAAAAGAAGGGGTACAACCCCTTCTTAATCGTTTTGCTCTGTGGAACTAAACAGCAGTAAGTTTCTTTGAAACTTTAACACCACGATACATTAGATCGAAGTTTCTGTTTTTGTTATGCTCTGCTATGAGCATTGAACGATACTCTTCTGTATCGTACTCGTTTCCACGGTAAGTGACTTTTGCCATTGGCTTTACTCCAAAGTAGTAGGGTTTTTAATCCGTTCCTTTAGTCGGCTTTTGCGTCCCAATCACATTCTTCACTAGAATCTTTGATCATTTGCACAATCTCAGATCTATGGTCAAAAGATGGTTTTATCTTTTCGATAATACCATTCGCTTGTTCACAAGTCAAAAGACCTGTAAATGCAGTTGATGTAACAGCAGCGAATAAAATGTTCATGAGATGAACGATCCGTTCCGAGTCGGCTTACTTGCGTCTCCAATACGGGAGATGAACGTTGTGTTAATACTAACACATTTGAACTATTTAGTCAAGTAATATGTCGTTTTACTACATCGACCCTACAGAGCAAAAAATTACCCCGATTTTTTGTCGGGATATATGGGAAAAAAAGTTCGATTTTGGTCAGGTAGAGAAAAATTCCTTATAATCGTTAGCACCAGCACTAGATTCAGTTCCTGTTACATTTATTGCTCTCATCTTAAACTTAGAATCCATTGCTTTATATCTTTCAATCTCACAAGCACTAACAATATTAAATGCTATCGAAACTCTTTCACTATTACCCTCATTTTTTTCAACCTCATGTTCCAACCATGAAGGAAAATAGACTACCATACCAGGTTCTGGATCTATACTAATGTCAGGTTCATATCCATAATACCTAGCATCTGCCATCGAATTTATTGTAAGACCTCTAGGATCTGAAAATAAAATGCGTCCAGAGTTTGGTGGAACCTTAAGATAATAAACACCAGAATAAAGTATAACATGATCAGTATGATCATGTCTAGGATTAGAATCACCTGGTCGATTAAAATTAACCCAATAATGAATATATGTTTCAGGTAATACATCTATACCATTAGGATTGGGCATATTACCCATTATAGATTGAGATAATTCATCATAATTGGATAAATCATCCAAATTATCCATTACCTTTGGAATATCAAGATCCAATTTACCCATCCACAACTTAGTTGGAAACAAATCAAAACAATTCATAATTTCTACTAACTAAACTTCCCTATAATGTATTCTTGCTGTGACTTATACCTGTCCCACTCATACTTACTGTAAACATTGAATGCTATGGATACTCTTTCATGATCAGATTCATTTTTTTCAACCTCATGTTCTAACCAACAAGGAAAATAAACTATCATACCTGGTTCTGGATTTATACTAATTGTAGTTTCAGTCCCATTATACCTAGCATCTGCTAATGAACTTATAGCAGTTCCTCTGGGGTCATGAAATATAATACGTCCAGAATTTGGTGGGACCTTAAGATAACAAGCACCTGATAAGAGTACTGTAGTATCACTATGATGATGTCTATAATTAAAAGCACCTGGTAAATTGAAATTAACCCAATAATGAATATATGTTTCAGGTAATCCTAAACCTTCACGTTGAGGTATATTATCCTTTATTGCTTTAGTTAAAGCATCACAATGAAAATCATCACCCTTAGCACTCATAGATTTATTATCATGAATAACTGCTCCTCCATTCTCAGTCCACTCTACTAATTCATCTAAAACTAATGAGATGTCAAGATCTAATTTACCCATCCACAACTTAGTTGGGAACAAATCAAAACTGTGCATAATTAACCTGCAGTATAGTATTCTGTGTTTCCATTGTACCTTGTAGCAATAGCATTCTGTTCACACCAATTTTCCATGTTTCTATATCTATCCAACTCATCTTTACTTATAATATTAAATGCTATTGATACCCTGTCCTCATCACTTTCATTCTTTTCAACTTCATGCTCTAACCATGAAGGAAAATATACTACCATACCAGGTTCTGGATCTATAAAAACTTCGGGTTCATATCCATAATACTTATAATCGGCAATTGATTCCACTACTGATCCTCTAGGATCATGAAATGAAATACGTCCAGAATTTGGTGGGACCTTAAGATAAACAACACCAGAAAGAAGAAAAATAGTATCACTATGATGGTGCTTACGATTATAATCACCTGGTAAATTATAGTTAGCCCAATATTGAAGATAAGTTTCAGGTAATTCTATATCTTCATATGTAGGTATATTATCTTTTATTGCTTTAGATAGACCATCATGTACAAAGTGAGTAAAACCTTCCAAGTGTCCTCCCTCTGGATGACTCAAAGTATTAAGTAAAGATGGAATATCTATATCTAATTTTTTTACCCATATCTTGGTTGAAAATAATTCAAAACAAGACACATTTACTTCCTCTTTTTCTTTCTGGTAGGTGACTGATAACCCCACATCTTAGGTGAGATATTTCCATTACCATATTGGATATCTTTCAATCCACCCTTAAACTTATCCCAATACATATCAAAGATCTTAGTCTTTGATCCTCTAGTTAAGTCTAAAATAGTTTTATCATCAACAATATACTTGACAACAAATGCATCAGTAGGTACTTGTGTAGAATTAACATCTTCTAAAGTACCATTAGAAACTAAAATCTCACAGCAATATTTGTCTTTAGAACTTTCTTTCTCTTCCTTAGTCCAAGGTTCAAATTTAGGTTCTGGTTTAGGTTCTAGTTTCTTTTGTTCTTTTGTTGCTACTTCTTCAGTCATGATCTACCACCCCAAGTAATGTCTGGATATGCTTCTGATACAATCTCCTTTGTAATTTTATACTTATCAGTCAGTTTTTTATCTTTTATCAGAATTAAAATCTCTGCTTCTAATGGGTGTAATCCAGTAAGAATATTAATGAACATGGTCTCTCTACGAATACCACTTAATCCATCATTACCACCCTTTATAAAGTTATAAAACTTCTGAAATTCTTTTCTAATACTTGCCTTACCTTGATCCTGAGACCCTAAAGAGGTAGTTCTAAGTTCACCCATCTTACTAACAGCATCCTCAATCTTTTCAGATAGAGTCCCTGTAGCTGTTTCATCTTCTAAATTATTGGCATAAGGAACTTCGCCAGGTGGTAATAAAGAAATAACAGTCTCATCAAAGTTCCATATAAAAACTGCTTTTAATGATGGATGAGAATATTTTTGAAGAACTTCTACTTTTAATGCTTTACTTCTCATCTTAGAAGCAGCATTTAAAACCTCAAATACAAAAGGATTTACTGGTAAATCAGGAACCTTTTGTGGTGTTGCTGGTTTCTTAGTTGCTGTTGTTGACTTCTTTCTAGTCGTCGTTGTCTTCTTCTTGGTCGTTGTCATAATTTTCAAATCTGAATGCTACAATTTCATCTGGAACTAGGTTTCCATTACCATCAAACATCTCAGGATGTATTCTAGGAACCTCCTGATAGTTCATCATATATTCTCTAGCAACCCAACCACCAATGGCTCCCACTATAAGAAACAATACTGTTAGAAAAGATCCAAATACTAAACTTATTGCTAACATGTCTCGTCCTCCTATTTTAAGTGTGGTAATATGTAATGGTTTGGTTTTTTGTTTACCTCCTGTTAAGATGAATTCAAACCCACGATTAATATCATAATCTGGTTTATTTATACTTACCTTAGACGATTTTCTTTTCCTTAAGAAATTGAACTGTTTCAGTACATCCTCCGATTTTATGTCTTTGTCCCGTGTCATCACAAATTACCTGTGGAAAGGTTGATCCCTGACCGAACTCAGCATAAAAATCCTCTCTTGTAAAATCATCCTCTAAATTATACACCACATGACTTAGTTTTGTCAACGACATTACTTGTTTTACTTTTTCACAATATGGACAACCACTCTTAGAATAAATCGTAAAATTCATTTCTTATAGTTTTTAAAAAATTATTTAGGTAGCAATTATAACTTAAAAATCTATACCAGCAGCAAAAAATGCTGATAAGCTAACGTCTCTTTGTCTAGCATGTATTAAATCATCAGTACTCTTTTGTGTTGGTATATGTGCGGTACTGACACCAGCAGGACTATAATCTGCTGGATAATGCATCGTAATACCCATCCCTAACACCTGATCATGAGTTAACACAGCCACATTATTAACAGTAAATTCTTTACCAGCAATAAGATTTATACCTTCACTAAAATTAAATTTATTATTACTATTTTGCCACTTTATAGTTTTATCTGTATCAGCACCAGCTTTAATAGTTAATCCACCACCGTCTGCTGTAAAATTACTAGCACCAGCAGTATCAAAAGTTACATAATCACTTCCACTTCCAGTAAAATTATTCTCAAGTTCTACAGTCGTTCCGTAAACATTTGTTACCTTTGTATCAGCAGGAATAGTAACAGTATTGGGATTGGGTATTGATATAATTAATCCTGGAGCAACGCTAGACGTATCACTTACATTTGTGATTGTATTATTACCAGCTACTGCTTGACCACTAAAAGCACCAGCATTAAGAAATCCTATCTCTATATTAGAATCCTTAATTCTAACTTTAGTCGTAAATAAATTTGATTCATCACCTCTTGCAGTTAATGACTTACGAACATCTAATTGTCCACCAGTAATACTAACATCACCAGTTATTATACTACTTCCATCAACATGTAATCTCGTATTCTGATCAGCAGTTATACCAATACCAACATTATCAGAGAATCTAGATTTACCTAAAACTATTAAATCATCACTATCTGGCAATCCAGTTATGGCATAATATAATCTACCATGACAAAGAAAACTTATACTAGATCCATTATCAGATGATCCTACTAAAGTTTGTCCTTCTTGTAATTTAAGATCAGTTCTTGTATAGGTCTGTCCTGGTTTAATTGTTATATTATATTCAATATATTCTTTAGTATCAAAATCACCTAGACCAGCATCAGATATACCAATCTTAACTCTACTAATATCAGAACCTAGATTACACATTGAAAGTGTAGCACTCACTCTAGACCCAGAAGGAGCAACGAATATAGTTTTTGGTGTTGTATTAGTTGAAATTATATTATTTAAAACACCAGACTTTATAGGATTTAAATAATCACTAACTGTTTGCCCATAATATAAAAAATTAATATCAGTTTTATCAGATCTTACTACTAGACTTTGACCAGAACCCAAATGTATGTCCTGAGTTTCATAAGTTTCTTGATACCTAATAAGTTTATTATACTCAAAGTATCTTATCTCACCACCATCTAAATATCCAAGACGAATCAATGCTTTATCTGGATTTTTACTGGTTACAGATATCTTACCAACTGTCAAATTATCAGCAGTTCCAGTGTACCAAGTAGTATTTTGTTTAGTTGGTGGTATAATAGTACCTAAGAGTCCAAAGGCCATTTAAACACACAATAATTTTAAGTATTTATCTATGATTATATTAACAGGTTCAAAAGGTTTCATTGGTCAGAACTTTCTTAAGTATCTGATAGAACATTCTGATGAAGAAATAGTTACAGTAGATGAAAAAGATTGTTGGGATTGGATAGCATACTTTAAGGACTGGGATAAAGTATCCCTTATACTACACCAAGGAGCGATCTCAGACACGACAGAAAGAGATATAGATAAACTCCATAGAACTAATGTTTGGTTCACCATAGAACTGTTTGAGAAGGCAATAGAGCATCAAATAGACGTTAAGTTTGCCTCATCTGCATCGGTATATGGTAATACTAGAAAGAGTTTGTTCGCAACTACTCCTAATAAGATATCCCCGTTAAATTATTATGCTATTACTAAACTACAGATAGATTATTACATACAAGATAACTTAGATAAGTTCTCATCTATCCAGAGTTTCAGATACTTTAATGTATATGGAGAAGGAGAAGATAAAAAAGGAGATCAAGCAAGTCCTGTACATAAGTTTACACAACAGATAAAGGAAACAGGTAAACTAAAACTGTTTGAAGGATCAGGTAAGTACCTAAGAGATTTTATTTGGGTTGGAGATATAGTAGAAGTCGTTCTTAATAATGATAAACCATCTGGGATCTATGATCTTGGAACCAGTAACCCAGTTAGTTTTAAACTTGTTGCTGAATTAATAGCAGCAAAATATAATGGAGAAATAGAATAC